ATGTGTTCAACTGATAAAAATATATTAGATAAAATAAAAGACCTATTTGAATCTAATGGAAATAAACTAATATCTAAGTCTGAGGACAGCGTTGATATGGTTGATGGAGTAGATATTATCTTATACACATATCACTTTTCAATAAAAAATATATAATTATTTATTATGAAAGCTAAAATTTTACCTTTACTAATTGCCTTATCTGCATTAGCAGTGTCTGGTTCAGCAGCGTTTTATTCAGTATTCGGTTTAAGTAAGTTATTTGCAGGCGCCAGTCTCCAAGTAATCATCATGGCAGGTAGTCTTGAGTTTGCAAAGCTTGTTGTAGCATCGCTATTATATCAATATTGGGATACTATAAATAAAATACTAAGAGCCTATTTAGCCATTGCATGCTTTGTATTGATGATTATAACTAGTGGAGGTATATATGGATTTTTATCTGGAGCCTATCAATCAACAGCAACAAAGTCAGAACTACTTGATAAGTCATTATCAATATTGAAACAAAAACAAGTTAGGTTTGAAGAGTCTAAACAAGATATTAAATATGAAAAAGAAGGCCTGACTAAATCTATTTCTGATTTAAGAATATCTTTATCAAATCCAGCTCAAGTGCAATACATAGACCGAGAATCGGGCCAATTAATAACTACAACCTCATCCTCAAGTAGAAGAGCTTTACAAAATGAATTGGCTAGAACCTTAGATGACCGAAATATTATAAATGAAAAACTGGCCGCAATTGAAGATTCTATAACAAAGACCGATATGGCTATATTAGACAAGCAAGTAGATAACGAACAGGAACGTGAATTAGGACCATTAAAATATCTTGCAGAGACAACTGGTAAAGATATGAATACGGTTGTCAATTGGTTTTTATTAATGATTATATTTGTATTTGATCCATTAGCCATTGCTCTAGTAGTCGCTGCAAATATGGCTTTTGCACAGCTAAAACCTAAAGATATTGTAATGTCTGTACCAGACGGCATGGAATTTAATAAACCTTACCCAATGCCAAAATCTTGGTACGAACCAAAGATAAAAAAGCAAGATCTAGTTGTCGATGACCTAGAAGAAATGATTAAAACAAATGAGGAAATATTGGCAACACCCACGACGGCTATTAAAAAATCAATAAAAGATAAAAAAATTGAAAATTTAGAGATATATAAAGAAAAGGACAAAGCATATTACCAAAGCTTGGTTAAAAAAGGAAAGCTTAGCAGAGTTCAAATAGGTCAACTAAGAAATAAGGGATTGTTATGAAAAAAGAAATAATAGAATACTACACTGAATTTAGAAAAGGAACAGCTTGGAACGAACGAGAAGGCGCAACATATAGATGGATGGAATGTAAACGATGTGGCCAAATGTCAAAATGTGGAGACGAAGCTACTGCAATAACATGTAATCAGTGTGTACAGGAATTAGTTGGACCAGTAGAATTTGGTGCTCCAAAATCAGATAAACCTAGAGGTTGGACGCTAATGAAAGAATTTGTTGACAAGGATGGCAATGTTTTCCATAAAGGCGTAGAAGTACCTGAGCTAAAGGGTAGTATTAAACCTAGTGAAAAAGGAGAGCGAAAAAAATCTGAAAGAATGACCAAAAGAGAAAAAGAAGAACTTATGGCAACAGCAGCCCTTAAATTGCATAGCCTTAAAAAACAACTAGAAAAAACCCGTTGGAAAAAAGATAAAAAACCAATACTTAGCGAAATAAAACTCCACTCAAAGGTAGCCTCAGCAAAATTCCCAAGAAATTTTGACAGAGAAAAATACTTAAAAACCTATAAAAATAAATAAACTTCACAAATAATTTTTCTATATGAATAATTTTTATTATATTATAATATAATGAAAGAGATACTAGAAGAAATAATCGTACTATTAATATTATTATTTATCGTATCAATTGTTTTATCAATTCTCTTTTTTATATGGATTATATATTTACCAATAATAACGGTTAAGAGATTTTTAATATGGATAAAGACTACGACTTTTTAATATATAAAAGAGGTAACGAAACAAAAGAAGCAAAATCTATTGAATTAAAGCTTCCAAATGACATGACTTGCAATGAATTCAAAGTTGTATGTGTTAGAATGGCACATGCTATAGGATACCATGAAAAATCTGTCAGAGAAACTTTTGGTGATATCGAAGACAAAAATTTAGATAGAGACAAAAAACAAATGAAATTATTATTTGACTAATATGAAACAAACTGAAGATATTAAAACACTAGTTCTAGAAAGAGTAGCCCCAGGAGACAGATGGAAACCTGTAGGTAGAACAGACAAGATACTAGATTCACTAACAGACGGATTGGAATATGTGTTTAGAGATACTGGATGCAGAGATTATCATTTAGCGGCGTTTGATGGAAAAGTATATTCTATCAACCAAGTAGAAAAAACGCCAGAACCACCACGTCAATTTAGTTTATACGGAGAATAACGATGACAGAAGAAACAATAGCAAAAATAACAGATTACGTTTATAAGAATTATCCATCATACAAGGGTGAAAGTCTAATTATTAGGGAAAAGTCTAATTGCTTTCATATATGTAAACACGAAGATGGATCTCCTTTAATAATAGGAAAAAAAATAGGGAAATAATATGAATTTAACAGAAGACCAAATACTAGAGAACTGGAATAAATTGATTCAGGCAATAGAAGATAATTTTGAAGGCGATAGAAAAAATAAATTACTAGAGCTTTATAATAAATTAGGAGAAACTATGATGTTGGCTCCAGCGTCTGGAATAGAACATTTTCATAACTGTTTTGCTGGTGGATATGTTGACCATGTACTGAGAGTAATGTCGTGTGCAGATAAGGTATACAACATGTGGAAAGATATGGGATCCCATGTATCTAATTATTCTCACGAAGAATTAATGTTTGCAGCCCTTAACCATGACTTGGGTAAGGCCGGAGACATTGACAACGAATATTACGTACCTAACCCTAGTGAATGGCATAGAAAAAATCAAGGTAAGATTTATGATCCTAACCCTAACATTCAGCACATGACTGTTCCACATAGGAGCATATGGTTGCTTTCAAATTTTGGGATAAAGTTTTCGCAAAATGAAATGATAGCTATACTAACCCATGACGGAGTATATGACTCAGCAAACGATGCATACCTTAAACCTTATGGTAAAGAAAAAGCTTTGTGGAACAATTTACCAATCGTACTACATCACGCAGATCACATGGCTTCCAGAATAGAATATGAAAATTGGAAATTTGGTAATAAGATTGTCGAATCTGTTAGTAAAAACCCTAAACCATATGTCAAAAAACCTAAGGTGTCTAGCGCAAATGATAACGCAGCAGACCTATTTAAAGACTTATTTGGGGATAATAAATGATTTGGGTACTGTCAATACTATTGGTTGTATCAATATACGTTAATGTTAACTTATTCAGAAAAAACGATAAGTTAGATGAGGCAAACGAAGAAGCAAATGATTGGTTGATGTCTTATTACACGTCTCTTAGCAATATATTGTTTAATATAAAAGAATTAGACTCAAAAAATATGTTTGAATCTGATGATGAAGTTGGATCGATTTATAATATGATAAGTTCTGAAATAAAAAAACTGGAGAATCTGTTTGGAAAATAAAAAGCTTAGCCCTGTCCAGCAATTCTACGCTGAATTAGAGGAAGAAAGAAGGCTAGCCGCTATAGAGGCCTTAAAAACAAAACGTGGAAGACCCAGGAAAACTAAGATGTACTTTACCCTTGAGACGGAACGTGCCATCATAGCATATAATAAAGAAGATTCTCAAGCGCTAAAAAATAAAGTATACAACGGATTTATACATAAACCCTTGATGAAATTGGCAGAAAATATTATACACACGTTTAAGTTTTACTATTTTGACGGTGGGCCAAGAGAAATTCAACACGAAGTTATAGCGTTTATGTTGGAAAAATTACCAAAGTTTGTTGAAGGAAAAGGAAAAGCTTTTTCTTATTTTTCAATAGTTGCAAAAAATTATTTGATACAAAATAATAATAAAAACTATAGAGACTTGAAGGCTAAAAAACCAATTATAGCAATAGACAGAGAAAGAGACTTAGGTAGAGAATCAGCAACCCAAGACTATAGAGACGATCTAGATGTTTTTATGGAACGATTCCCTGAATATTATTCAACAGTAGTACAAGAAAGATTTAGATCCCAAAGAGATAAAAAGATTGCCTATGCAGTATTAAGGTTATTTGAAGAACGAAAAAACATAGAAATATTTAACAAAAAAGCATTATATATACTAATACGAGAAATGACTGACACCAAAACTCAACACATTACAAAGGTTGTGAATGTCATAAAGGAAGATTTTAGTGATAAATTCACAAAATTCCAAGAAGGTAAATTTTTTAATTAAAAAAGTATATTTATATTCGGTTATAACAATAGGTTATTAAATAAAGGTTATATGAATAGCACGAGGTTATTCAATAAAGGCTTAATGAAGAGAGCATTCAACTAAGCAAAAACAAAGAGAGGAAATTTTATGAGAAAAATTATTTTAACAGTAGTAATGGCTTGCGCAACTATTTTAGCAACGCAAGCACAGACAAAAGGCGATTGGTACGTAGGTACTGGTGACGTTGCAAACGTGGCTTGGACAGAATTGGCAGTTGCGCCAACTGTTGGATATGGGGTAATGGACAACTTAATGGTTGGATTATCTGTATCTCAAGCAGACTCAACAGTAGATATGGAATTAGACTTCCATGCAAGATATTTTGTAAAAGGATATTTTGTATATGCTGCAACAAGCGGACTAGATACAGAATCATTGAGTATCGGTTTAGGTAAAATGTTTACTATACACAAAAGTATATACGTAGACCCAAAGGTGATTTATAACACCGCACAAAAGACTACAAACCTTACATTAGGGTTTGGTCTCAAATTTTAATTAACACCCAATAATGGGTAAATGCTCTCGACAATTATTAATGCAAATTAAACAAAAGGAGAAATCAAATGGAAAATGTAATTAAATACGTAAATGGATTTTTTGGTGGACTATTATCAATTATGATGGCAGTTTTACCAGTAACAATCTTATGGACAGTCTTAACAGGCAGTACTGTATTTGGAATGGACGTTATTGCTAATTTGACTGGACTTGTAAACTCACTAGGTAATGGTGGTTTTGTAGGATTAGTAGTATTAGTTATTATTGCTCAATTTTTTGTAAATAAAAAATAGTATAAATAACGCATAATTAATTAGGCTCGGGAATAAACTCCCGGGCCTTTTCTATTTTTATCGGAATCTGATATTTATACTAAAGGGAATTATTATGTTTGAAGAAGAAATATTTCAAGGTAAGAATTTTTCTGACTTATTAAAAGAGATTCACACCAACTCAAAGAAAAAAGATAAGCAGATAAATTCTTTAATTGCTCAGCTGCATCCACTAATTAAAAATATAAGTGATGCCACAATATTGGTACCGCTAATAAAAGACTATTTAGACGTTGGTATCAAAAACGATGATATGCTTGTTAAAATGGCAAGTATAGTACAAAGAGCAGCGGTTAGGTCAGAATCTGAAGGTGGAGATTTTAGCCTTAGCGATGACGAAAGAAAACAGTTAATGGAAACAATAAAAGAAACCGAAAAACCCGTAAAATGGGAAGAAGAAAATGCCAAGGATAAGACCAAGTAAAAAAAGTAACCCAACAGTAAC